TGGTCTCCTTTGAAACCAATTGATCACTAACGTGATCAACGACACCCGCAGTCTAAACTACCACTATGTGATATACTGCACGGAACAAAAGTTCCTTCCGAAGAGGACAAGGAGAATCCTCAAAGGTGTCTAGAAATTTTGTAAAATTTCTGCGTGAAAAACCACGACTATCGATTATGGAATCGATTACAACCCATTGCTTAGACCAATGACTCTACTGTTTAGGAAACAGTTCAAACCAGTCAATAACGATGACCAATCGTTGAGGTTTTAGCTCTCCAGCTCATTACCCTAGGCCACTCAAGTACGCAAACAATGCGCTATAAGATCACCTCCTAGATCCCCATTATATAAATATTCAAAGGTTCTCTTATGCCTCGTTAAACCCACCAAACAATATTCCTCTGTTTTAAAGAGATCACATTTAACGGATTTCAGTCTAACGAGGACAACATGGTCGACTGATACACCCTGAGCCTCATGTACAGTCTTAATATGCTTGTCAACCCATGTTTTATCGACGGGAAAGTCTTTCGCCCTAGAAACTAGAGCAGCTTTATCAGCCTGCGTCATAGTTAAGTAAAACTTATGCTTCTCAATATTCACCTGTGTAACAGATGACACTGATCGCATTCCAAGGCTAGTTTTAACACTAGACTGCGTCCGCCATGACAAGTATTTAGAGTCCCTATTCCCGCATTTTCGTTTCAACTTTTTAATAGCGGAAATTACGTCTTCAGGACATCTAAAAGTCTCAGTGACGACATCTCTCCTGTCATACTCAATAACAGCATGTCGAAACTTAAAGGTAACGTCACGAGACTTAAAAGAAATTTGCTCTGTATCGCCAAACGCTAGCACAGTTTCACAACCGCACAGAGCAGCCACGGCCAGTAACTGACCATAATGCAACAAACCGGCCTCATCTATCAAAAGGCGGGAACATTTCGGTAGCCCATGCATGATAGCAGAATCGGCAGTTCTCACTACCTCATTCGCTATTTTTGAATTAACATCACCAAACAGGGCTTCACGAACATCCTCAGCCGATTTTCTATTGGCTGTTACAATTAGATCAGTACTGCTGTCGAATGCGGCTTTAATCGCCGTGGTCTTGCCACATCCGGCAACTCCGTCGCAAAGAGTTATAGAACAATTCGGAGCCTTCAAGGCCTTACACGCCTTCGCTATCTCCTCACAATTCGCAATACCACAAGTCTTATCGACAAGGTAAAGCTCATCAGCAAATCTGTACCCTAAGCCCGAGTCATTAAATCCGACCATATACTCGTACTTATTGGGATACAACCACCTACCGTCTGGGTAATGAATATTCAACATATCGTCGATACGGTGGTAAGTTTCCAGAATGCTTGTGCTGTTCACACTCTCTTTATTGCAACCCGCTAGGGTCCAAATACGGCGAAGATTTGAGACTGCATTGTCACTAAGGCGTTGATTATAATCCGCGAATTCTTTAATCGCGAAACTTTTGACATTGCAGTCACTCGATGAGAGGTCGCAGTCGGTACCGCGGACTTCTCTCCCCGTTTCGGGTTTATCGTCATCTCTGACGGACTCTGAGGGGGCGTCAACAGCGTCTTCATAGACTTCGCTGGACTCTAGGACTAGCTCCTTAAGCTTCTTTTTCTCCTCCCTCTTAGATCTCGCGGACTTAACAGTATCGTCAACGCGCTTTTCAAAGTCCTCATTTCCTGAAAAGAAACGTGAGAGTAAAGAAGAAGGAACGGAATCAGATTCGAACTCCTTTACATCCACTATTTTCTCCAGAAAGCACTTACTGTCTTCATAACTATCGAGGCGTAGAAAAGGGAAATGGGAGCTCAAAAAACTCCTAATAACCCCTACTTTACTACCTCCAACATCACCGTTCCACCAAATGCGAGTCTTAAAATGATCGACCCAACCCTTCCACTGCATACCATCATGAATGGCCCTGATTCTTTCATACTTTTGGTATAAATTCATCGTCAACGCAAAGGCCACTAAATGATAATCTTCGAGATCGAGTCTTTCTCCAGCCATGATAGCTTGACCGTTAATAATAACGGTCGAAGATTTTGCAGAAAGGATTGAGGCGACAGACCTCATATTCTCAGTCCAGTCTTTATTTTCTTTAAAACATCGGAAAGCGATTTCTTCAACTTCCCGCACTGTAGACCGAGCCACTCTCGCATTTTTCCATTTGGTTAAGCTCCACCCATCAGGAATATTCACTGCGACATATTGGGAAATATTCTCAAACCAAATACAATGTCGCAATTTTTCAACAGGGCATCGAAGATTGGTAGCCACTATTTTATACGTCATAATATTACATTTAATGAGCTCTCGCTCAATCATGTAAGTTGTAGCGCCAATAGTGCAAACTGACTCAGTCAAGAATGATCCTAAATTAGCCCATGAATGGACATATGATAAAGTACTCTCATTCTCAAAGTCGAATTTTACTACCTCAGACTTACCGGAACCTTCTCTCTTCCACCGGCATTTAAGCAACGGTAGACGACCTTCGCGATCGAACAACATGGCACCATCAAACATAATAGTACCACGTAAAATTCTAACGCCATGAGAATTCATGGCCTTACAAAGACCTTTAAAACCCATGTCGTAACCGCCGTGTATACAAATAGCCCAGTCGGCTTGGACTTTACACTCCTCGGCTTTATTCATGCAAAAGTTCGGAAGTTCATCGTATTCAGAGTCTTGTAATAATCTTCTCAACCGGCACAGTCGTTCTTCTTGCCGGCAGGCATCGCGCACGCCCAAAATGGGAGTACAACAATGTACCCTGTTATCTCTCCTAGAGTAATGGTGCCACCAGGAACCACCAAAATCAATGATGGGGTCATCCGATGGAAAGTTTTCAAGACAGTCGTAGTGCTCCGCTATTCGCAGAGCTCCTGCTAAACTATGAGGTGCATTATATTGTTGTGTAAGATTCAAGTCAAACGCACCACCATAGCGCGCCCGGAACGCATCAGCTTCTTCGGGAGATAGTTTATTTCTAATATTAATTTTCTTAGATCTGTTGGCATAATCAACCTGAGCATTGAGAATTTTTGCGGCTTGATTGTCAACAATATCTTCGACGCTTCGACTAGCAGCGCCTTTTTCAGAAATTAATTTTAGTAAATCTAGAGAATTTGACATCTTTGAAAAGAAAAGGAACAAATTCGGAAACACCTCAAGTTGTCAAGGAATTGAACCTCGATCTCTCGGTTTTAC